GCCGCGCGACGGCTCCGAGGTCCCTCCTCCCGCTCGGAGCCGTCGCGGTCCGGCCGCACATGTATGCACTGGACGCCGACGACTGCATGAATATGCAGACCGTTATGCACGAGCTATGCAGTAGTTATGCACTGGATAAAGAGGGGAATTAAATGACATTCGCCAACGGCACGCACACCAACCGAGGCAAACAGTACAAATTCAAAGCGTCCGGAGCCGAGACGGCTTCCACAACCGGCCACGCTTTGAACACCGGCAATGACGGTGGCTCGCTTTTCGTGACCGTGAAAGTCACTGCCGCGACCGGCACCACTCCGACAATGACGGTTGTCATTGAAGGTTCTGCGGACGGAACCAACTGGTTCACGCTCGGCACGGTGGGCGCAGGTGGCTACGCGGCCGGTACAACGGCCACGGCACCTACCAACTTCACCGCTGCGGCGACCACACGGGCAGCGTTCCCGGCCATGCAGTACCTCCGCAGCCGTTCCGTCATCGGCGGAACTACGCCTTCCTTCACCTACTCGGTCACTGGCGTAGTTGCCTGACACAAACTTCGCAGCGTCTCACCCGCGACCGCTGCGATTGACCCGCGCGAAAGTAAACCGACACAACCCTGTGAGGTGCAGACCAACATGACTGGAAAGCACGCCAAGCCGAAGCAGGGGACGTTTCGTCGGAACATCGCGGTAACTGGCACAATCGCAGTTGGTGGCCTGGCCATCCCTGCGACCTTTGCGGGTTCTGCGCACGCCGAGGATTCCCCCTCTCAGGCCGTGGCAACGACCAACGACAGTGCGTCTACTGGCGCAACCGACACCGGGGCGCAGGCTCCGGCTGACTACATCGTCAAGCACGGAGACGACCTCTCCGAGATCGCAGCGCGTTACGGAGTGGACCTGTCCGCCCTGGAAGCGCTGAACCCCGGCATCATCGCTGGTGACCGGCCGGACGACTACTCGCTCATCTTCGCAGGTGGGCACGTGCACCTGCCTGTGGGCGCTCACGCGACCGAGGGCAAGCACGCGCGCAAGTCGCACGTGCACGGCTCATGGGGCCACGCTCGCACGTGGTACAAGTCGTGTGACGACGCTCCCGCAGGTCTGCACCGTGGACAGGCAGGGTACCGTCATGCACTCGACATGGACGGCGACGGCAAGGCGTGCGAGGGTCCGTGGCCCCCGGCGTCTTCGGGCTCTACCGGTGGGAACTCCGGTTCGTCCGACACTGGTTCTGGTGACCCGTCCGGGACCGGTGGCACGACTACGCCCCCGACGACCAACCCTGACGGTACGGTCATCCCGGCAATCGCGCCCGATGCTCCGGGAACCTCGTCCGGATACGCAGCCCATTCCCCCTCGTACTGGGCTCCGCTGATCGAGCAGGCCAAGACGCTGGTTGGTGTCAACTACGACACGGCAGCGATCGAGGGTCTGATGACCAGTGAGTCCGGTGGAGACCCGAACGTGTGCAACAACTACGACTCGAACGCTGCCGCAGGTACGCCGAGTTGTGGTCTGATGCAGGTGATTCAGCCGACGTTCGACGCGAACCACGTACCGGGAACGAGCACGAACCTGTTCGACCCGCTGGCCAACATCGCAGCGGCGCTCCAGTACATCAAGGTGACCTACGGCTACGTGCCCAACTCGCCTTACTAAGAAGGGAGGTGCCAGCCAATGGCACCGAGTCTCCGTCCAGAGGACATCGAGAACCAGCAGTTCACTGTCGTGAGGCTGTCGGAGGCTGGCTACCGCCAGAGCGAAGTTGACGACTTCCTGGACCGACTGCATGGCGACTACTCGCAAATGTGGGCCGACCTCGGGAACATGGAGCAGCAGCTAAGGGCCAGTGCGTCCAAGGCTGTTGCTCCGGTCGTCGCCGCAGTCGAAGACGCAACTGTCACGCTGCCGAAGGCGATTGCCGCCGAGGTGGCGAAGGTTGACCAGGCTGCGCAGAACTCCGACAGCCCGAGCCTGTCCACCATCGCAGTGATGCTCAAGGCAGCCGAGGACGCCGCCGCGAAGATCGCCGCCGATGCGAAGGCCGAGGCCGAACGGGTCAAGGGCGAGGCGTACGCCGCAGCGGCTCAGATGAAGTCTGACGCTGAGTCCGCTCTCCAGGTCCAGCGCGCCGACGCCATGACCGCGCTCGCCAAGCTCCGGACCGACGCCGAGGCGGACATCGCCAAGGTCAAGGCCGAGGCTGCCTCGTTCGTGGACAAGCTCAAGGCTGACGCGGGCTCCGAGGCGTCGGCGCTGGTCGAGGCTGCGAAGGCTGAGAAGGCTCAGCTCGTCCAGCATGTCGAGGCGCTGACCGCTTCCAAGTCTTCGCTGCTCAGCGTGGTCAAGGAAGTTCTGGCCAAGGTCGAGGGCAAGTAAGGGAGTTGCGCAATGGCTGACGGGCCTACGTACTCGATGGACGTGAACGCTGTCCTGGACTTCGCCTGGGACTGGTCGAATTGGCTTGCCGATCTTGAGACGATCGTCACGTCCACGGTAACTGCTTCGCCAGGCATCAGCGTTGACTCCTCGTCCAACACCAACACCAAGGTGACGGTGTGGTTGTCCGGAGGAACTTCCGGTCGCATCTACACCGTTACCAACCTGATCTCTACCAACCAAGGCCGTACCGACGAGCGTACGATCACGATCCGCGTGGTTACGAGGTGAGCATGAACATTCCCATTCTCAAGCCGAGGAACGAGTGGGCCTGCCCCAACTGTGACTTGAGGGACGTGACTTCCGAGACGCGCCCGCACTCGCGCATGCACGCGTGTGGTGGCATGTCCGGCCTCACTGCACCCATGGTCCCCGCAAAGGACGTGGACAGGAACCGAGTTCAGGTCAAGGCCATCGAACGCGAGGACTACCTCGGGAACGAAGTTCAGGCCACCGACGAAAACGGCACGCCGATCATGGCAGTGCAAACCGAATACGCCGATGGGCGCACAGACGTTGCCGTCAATGCCCCAGTCGCACAAACGAAGTTGGGAGCATAAGCATGGCATTCACAGCAAGCGGCGTCTTCATCCAGTGGCCGTACACGATGCTGAACGGAACGAAGCCCACGGGCTACAACGGCGTCACGACTGACACTCTCAAGGCTGCCCTCTACAACAACACCGGCACGCCGAACAAGTCGGACACGCTGGCGCACTCCGCGTACAACGGCTCCGGCTCGCCGTGGGTGACCGCCAACGAGGTGACCGACACCAACTGGGCTGCCGGTGGTAGGTCGCTGGCGTCCGTCACCAACAACGTCTCGTCCAACGTCATCACCCTTGACGCTGCGGACACTTCGGGTGGTGGCAACGTGACGATGTCCGGCATCATGGGATGTCTGGTGTACGACTCCAGCATCACCGGAGGTACCGGCGTCGCCAACCAGGGCATCTGCTTCAACTACTTCGGTGGTGCGCAGTCGGTGTCGTCCGGCACGTTCACCATCGTGTGGAACGCTTCGGGCATCATGACCACAACGGCGTGACGCTTGGGAGGTTGAGCCGTGGCTATCACCTATGTGGCTTCTGGCAGCGGCTCAACCCAAAGCACCATGGCAACGTCGTTGGCGGTAACTAAGCCAACTGGCCTACAGGTCAACGACGTTATGATAGCGATCGGTGGATCGTCGTCTGGCAACGGCCTCGCCTGCTCAGGCTGGACGCAGATCGGATCAACGGTCGTCGCGTTCGACACCGACACCAAGATGTTCTACAAGGTGGCCAACTCCACTGACGTAGCAGCGTCTTCTTTCAACTTCACCGTCAGCTCTAACGATCTGTACTGCGTAGCGATTGCTGCATATCGTGGAGTTGACACAACTTCACCAATTAACGTTCAGGGTGCAGGCAGCAACTCGACCTCCCGTAGTGTAACTACGCCTACCGTAACATCGACGGCAACCGGCCTTGCGTTGTACTGCCGAACGGTTCGAGCTAGCACGAACGCAGTTCACACCATGTCTTGCACGGGCAAGAATACTGGTGCGTCTGCCGAGATGCACACAAGCACGGTCGGCAACGTCAACGTCGTAAACTACATCTTCTACAACACCGCCGATACCGCAGCCGGTTCTACTGCCGGTGCGTCAATCACGTACGACACGACGAGCATGAACGGCTCGGTCGCGCGTACGGTGGTCCTCAAAGAAGGCACGGCCGCAGCGACCAACGCCAACGCGGAAGCTCCGGGCGTCACGGTCGCAGCCAACGACGCGACAACCACGCAGGCCGTTTCTCCCGCTGCCGACATTCCGGGTGTTACGGTTACCGCACTCGACGCGACCACGCAGGCTGCCAACTCCGCAGCACCGGACGCACCGGGCACCACCGTTACCGCGTACGACGCCACGGTGAGCGTGTCCGACTCCGGCACGGCCGAGGCTCCGGGACTCACGACAGCAGCTCTGGACGCCACGGTGAGCGCGTCCGGCAACGGCTCGCCCGACGCTCCGAACGTCACGGCGCAGGCGTACGACGCCACCACGACACAAACCGTCTCTCCGGCCGCTGAGCAGCCGAACGCAACCGTCACGGCCTACGATGCCGCCGTGTCTGTCTCCGCCTCTCCTGGGGCTGGCACGGGCTCCCTGACGGTCGCTGCGTACGATGCCGCGACCGCACAGACGGTCTCACCTTCCGCCGAGGGTCCAGGGGTCACGGTCGAGGCGTACGACGCCACCGTGACGACGAGCAGCGCGACCAATGCGCCCGCCGATGCACCGGACAACTCGGTCACGGCGTACGACGCTACGGTCACCCTGGTATCGACTCCGACCGCCGAGGCACCGGGCCTTACCGCGCAGGCGTACGACGCGACCACGGCACAGACCGTGAGCGCGCAGCCGGAGGTTCCGGGCCTGACGGTTGCAGCTCTCGACGCCTCAACGTCTCAGAGCGTGAGCGTCACGGCCGAGGGGCCGGGCCTTACCGCGCAGGCGTACGACGCGAGCGTGAGCACGTCCAGCGACGACAACGCACCGGCCGAGGTCCCTGGGGCCACGGTCGCAGCGTACGACGCTACGGTGACCATCGTTCAGGACATCAGCGCTTCTGCTGGCGTCGCCTCGCTCACCACGGCGGCACTCGACGCCACGGTGACGATCGCGGACACGGCAACGGCTGGCGCTCCGGACAACACCGTAATCGCGTACGACGCAACGGTGTTGGCGGTTCCGGCCGTCTACGCCGAGGCCGAGTGCGCAACGCTCACGGTTGCGGCAAACGACGTGACTGCATCGCATCCGGTGCGAGTCAACGCAGAATGTCCGAACCTGAGTTACGGCGCGCACGGTGCGCTCGGGTTCCAAGGAACGATCGTGGTGAAGGAAGAGTTCACCTACTACGTTCCGGCCGAGGTCCGAGTGAAGGTCATCGAACGCGAGTCGCGCGTTTACACGCCCGTGGGGGACTGGACAGGGATTGAATCCCTACTGGTGTAAGGGAGTTGAGTCGTGGCGATCTCGTTCGTAGCTGCCAACACGGGCTCAACCGGCAACAACTACGCAAGCTCGTACACGGTAACCAAGCCTACAAACACCAACGGCGACCTCATAGTTGCCATCCTCGGCGGCAAGGGCGCGACGCTATCCGGTTCTGGCTGGACGCTGCTTATGCAGACCTCGGCCCGTTCCGGTGGTTCGATGGACCAAACGTCCGTCTACTACAAGTTCGCAAGCTCCGAGGGAACGGGAAGCTACACGGTCACCCTGAGCACGTCTCAGCTAACGACCGGATGGATAGGTGCATACCGTGGGGTCAGCGCGACAACGCCAATTGACACCACCAACAAGTCGATACGCAACACGAGTGGAACGAGCTACAGCCCAACTTCCGTAACCAGCACGTCATCCCAGTGGGCAATCTCGTTCGCCATCGCGTACAACTTCGGTACCGCAACGGTGGCGACGTACACAGAGACTTCCCCGAGTCCGACGTTCGAGCGCGCCGACTTCGGCGTTGACGTATCAGCCAACCCGGACAACACCGCAATGTGCGTGGCTGAGTATCAGTCACTCGCGGGTGGTGCGTTCGCACCTACCATCACGCGTAACCACACAGCCGACACCGGCGACTGCGGAACGCTGCTTCTGAACAACGGCTCCACCAACGGCGAGGGAGATCCCGACGCTCCGAATGTCACTGTAGCCGCGTACGACGCGACGACGGCGCAGGGCGTAGCGGCTATGGCGCAGGTGGCCACGCTGACGGTAGCAGCCAACGGCGTGGGCGTAGGCGTTCAGGGCATCTTGGACCCGACCGTCAAGGCGTGGGATGCCTCGGTCAAGATCACGGCATCAGCCGAGGTTGCAACGCTGTCGCTCAACTCCGGCGACAAGGGGATCACTTACGGCGCTCCGCCGGGACGAACGGTCAAGGTCGGTGCAGAGAACCGGACTTGGAAGATCGGAAGCGAGAATCGTGTCTATGTGGTTGAGATTGGGGCGATCGACTGATGGGCGACTTTGCCGATGAAATCAAATCGGGCGACCAACGGCGCGCACTCACAGCCCTCCGGGACCTACTGGCAAACGAGCTTGAGGTTCACCGGTGCGACCGGTGCACAGCGCTTCAACTCCGAACGGGAGATACGGCAGCGTTGGCACTCAGGCTCCAAAAGGTGCTTGAGGACATTCAAACGCTTCCGCCCGAAAACGCCGAAGGGAAGGTGACTCGCCTTGACAGCATACGAGGACGACGAGGAGCCGGTCCTTCTGGGCCATCAGAGGCCGAGGGTTCTGTCTCTTCCCAGTTGGGGTACAAATCTTCCCCCAGACGTCAAGGTGGACGGGCCTCCTCCGGAACTCGGAAGCCTGGGGCGTGAGATCGTAGACCTGGCCGAAATGGCTGGTCTGACTCTCGACCCGTGGCAGGCGTGGATCATGGAATGCGCCCATGTTCCCAACTACGACGAGCCGTTCTACAACCCGTACACGGACCGCATGGAACACAAGTGGGCCGCGTTCGAGGTGGGAGTCATGGTCTCCCGGCAGAACGGCAAGGGAAGTTGCCTGGAAGCGAGGGAGCTTGCGGGCCTCTTCCTGTTCGGCGAACGGCTCATCATTCACTCGGCGCACCAATTCGACACCTCACTAGAGGCGTTCGAGCGCATCATGACGCTGATCGAGGACACGCCGGACCTGGACCGAGAGGTTGCGCAGGTCTCAAGGTCCCACGGTAAAGAGGGCGTTACCCTCAAGTCCGGTCAGCGTCTTCGGTTCCGTACCCGGACTAAGGGTGGTGGCCGAGGCTTCACGAGTGACTGCCTGATCCTGGACGAAGCGATGTACCTTGACGGGCAGATGATCTCGGCACTGCTGCCGACGCTATCGGCTCGTCCCAACCCGCAGGTATGGGTTACCGGTTCGGCTGGCGACAAGGAATCGACGCACTTCGGACGTATGCGCAACCGGGCGATCAAGGGCAAGAAAGACCGCGAGGGGCGCAGGTATCCGGACCCGAAGATGTTCTACGCCGAGTGGTCCATTGACGGTCACAGGGACGACTGTCGCACGGACTGCAACGAGCACGACGAGCGTGATGCAGTCGAGTCGTACGCTAAGGCCAACCCCGGCCTCGGCATCCGACTTACCGTTGACTGGTGCGAGTTCGAGCGCGGCTCTATGGAGCCGGAGAAGTTCGACCAGGAACGGCTCGGCATCGGCGACTGGCCGGAGGATGACGACGCCTGGCAGTCGATTGACGAAGACTCCTGGAACGCACGGATCGACCAACGGTCCGAGCTTAAGGGCAAGTTCGTCATCGGCATCGACACAACTCCCGATTGGCGTTACTCGGCAATGGTGGCCGCTGGTCACAACGAGGACGGCATGGAACACGTCGAGATCACCGTAGGTAAGGGCAAAGAGGACAAGCTGGAAGTCCATCACCAGCCCGGCTACAAGTGGACTCTCGACGTACTGGAGAAGATGGTCAAGAAGGGCAACAAGCCAGTATGTGTGGTCATTGACAAGGCTTCACCGGCTGGCTCCCTGATTCCACACATTGAGGCTGAGTTGAAGCTCAAGGTCGTGACTCCCCAGTCGCGCGAGCTTGCGCAGGCGTGTGGTGAGTTCAAGTCAGCAGTGATGCCGCGTCGTGGCGAACGGGCCACGCTCGTCCACCTTGACCAACCCGGACTCCGTACCGCTTGTGCCGGTGCGGTTGAGCGAGACATGTCGGACATGTGGGCATGGACTCGACGCAACTCGTCAACAGACATCAGCCCTCTGGTTGCTGCAACCCTGGCCAAATGGGGTTTCAAGAACCATGGGTTGAAGAAAACGGCTGCACCGTGGGTGCACCGAGGCTAGGGAGGTAGGCGCATGACACGGCGCGAAGCTCTGTACGCCGCTCTCCTGGCCGTTCTCATGCTGTCCGCAGGGCTGACATGGCGGTTCGGCTGGTACGGGCTCGTAGGCCCGGCTGCGGCTGTCCTGGTGGGCCTCCTGTTCGTGACGATACGAGAGGACGACAGCGATGGCTAAGCGCAAGCTCGCCGGACTGCTGTTCGGCCGTAACAAGCAGCCCGAGCAGCGAATGGATCAAAACGGCTGGGCTCAGCAGTGGGCAACGTACGCGGGTCACACGTACGCGCTCACCGGCTCCATGCCGCGCGGGTCCAAGACAGAGACCCCGGAGAACTCGTTCACGGGTTACATCAACGGGGCGTACAAGACATCAGGCGTGGTGTTCGCTGCGATGGTGGCGCGACAGCTCGTTTTCAGTGAAGCGCGCATCGTCTTCCAGCATTTGAACGAGGGTAAGCCCGGAGACATCTTCTGGGACGACTCGCTCACGCTGTTTCAGAAGCCGTGGCCCAACGCAGACAGCAGCGAGCTTCTGGCGCGCGCGATCCAGGATATCGACCTGGCCGGAAATCACTACGTGGTGAAGGAGTTCGTGCCTGCGACGACGTTTACACGTCCGGGCTTCCGACTCCGCAGGCTCCGCCCTGACTGGGTGACGATCGTCCTGACGGCCCCGCCGGACGAGGCGCGGCGCTCCGACGTTGCCGGGTACCTCTACAAGCCGGGCAACACGGAAGACCGCGACAAGTGGGAGCTGTTCCCGATCGACGGGAGCAACGGCATAGTCGCACACTGGTCGTTCATCCCGGACCCGGATGCGCAGTACCGGGGCATGTCGCCACTGACCCCCGTTCTCCAGGACATTGCGACCGACAAGGCCGCAACTCGCCACAAGGCGAAGTTCTTTGAGAACGCAGCCACGCCGAACATTGCAGTCTCGTTCAAGGAAACCGTCTCTCATGAAGAGTTCCAAGAGTTCATGGAGACGATGAACGAGACGAAGCACGGCGTAGAGCACGCCTACGAAACCCTGTATCTCGGCGGAGGCGCTGACGTTCAGGTCATCGGGGCCAACATCCAACAGATGGACTTCCGTACGTCCCTCGGCCACTCTGAGACGCGTATCGCCATGGCGCTGCGCGTGCACCCGACGATCGTCGGAACGGCCGAAGGCATGCACGGATCGACGCTGAACGAAGGCAACTTCAAGGCGGCGAAGAACCTCCTCGCTGACGGATTCCTCAAGCCCGCGTGGCATTCGCTCATGAACGCCTACTCGGTCCTTCTGGACGTTCCCAGCGGGGCACGGCTGTGGTTCGACTCTTCTGACATCAGCTTTCTCCGGCAGGATCAAACGGAGTTGGCGGAGATTCAGCAGGTCCAGTCGCAGACGATCTCGGCTTACATTCAGAGCGGCTACACTGCCGACTCTGCGCGTGACGCCGTAGTCCACAACGACCTTTCGTTGCTGGAGCACACCGGCTTGTTCTCTGTGCAGCTACTCCCTCCGGGGACAGTCTCACCGACCGGGGGCAACGCCGACACGTCAGAACCCAACTCGCCTGCCAGTAAGGGCGACAACAAGGCGAATCCCAAGGGTAAGAAGAAACCGCCCGAAGATCCGCCCGCCGCCGCTGCGGCAGCGAAGAAGTGAGGGGAGTTGAGACATGCCACCCGAGATAAGGCGCGTGTGCGAAGGCACGATTGAGCTTCGCGCCGGTGGTGGCTCCGACGACGGCGACGGCCGCAACTTCACCGGTTACGCTGCGGTGTTCAACCAGCCCACTCAGATCAGTGGATGGGAAGGCACCTTCAACGAGCGTATGTCCAAGGGGGCGTTCAAGAAAACGCTCCGGGACCGAGAGCCGGTCATGCAGTTCGACCACGGCCGCGATACCCGCGTCGGGTCAGTGCCCATCGGGCACTTCACCAACATCCGAGAGGATGACCACGGGCTTGCCGTAGAGGCTCGCCTGTTCGACAATCCGGTGGTTGAGCCGGTCCGTCAGGCTATCGAGGCCAAGGCAGTTCGAGGCATGAGCATCAAGTTCCATGTCACGAAGGAGCGTTGGCGCGACAATGCGGGCAAGCTGGTCAAGCCCGACGAGCTGGGGCAACTGCTCTACGAGCCTGGCGAACGCGGACCACTGGACCGAGAGATCAGGGAGGTTCGCCTCTTGGAAGCCGGACCGGTCGTCCATCCCGCCTACCCCGGCACCAGCGCCAACGTGCGCAGCGCCGAGGGCGAGGATGAGCGCATAGAGCGCATGGCCGCCAACTACCGCGAGACGTTCGAGGACGAAGAGTCCGAGGAGCGTGACGAGACCGAGACAACTGAGACCGCTGAGGCGGAGGTTGTCGAGGAGCGCGAAGAGGAAGCCGAAGTCGAGGAGACCGAGGAGTCCGAGGAGCGCGACGAAACTTCCGAGACCGAGGAGACTCAGGTCGAGGATGCCCAGGAAGGCACCGCCCGCGCGGGCCAGTCGGGCGACACCGAGGAACGGGCCGAGTCGCCCGAAACCAACAAGTCTGCGCAGACGCAGCGAAAGGCAGGAATCAAAATGCCCAAGACCCTTGACGAGCTGATCGCCCGTCAGGCCGAGATCGAGGCGCGGCTGGCCGAGCTGGGCGAGGTCGAGTCTCGGTCCGACGAGCAGGACGAAGAGTTCGACGCTCTCGCCGACGAGCGCACTGCGGTCATCGACGCGCAGAAGCGCGTGAAGGCCCGGCTCGAAGTCCTCAAGTCCCTGGCCGAGTCCGGCTCTTCCGAGCAGGGCAGCAACAAGGCCCCCGAGTTCCACCGCGACCGCTCCGGCGAAATCTACGACCTCGCCGAGATCCGCAAGATGTCGTACTCCGGCGACGACTTCCTCGCCCGGGTGGACGACTACTCCAAGCGTGCCGTGGAGCGTGCGAAGTTCGGAGCCAAGGACAAGGCCGCTGCTGCCGAGCACGTCTCGGAGCTGCTGGAGACCGTGGACACCGAAGACCGGACGCTGGCCAAGCGGCTGCTGCTGACCGGCTCCGAGGAGTACGAGCGCGCCTTCACCAAGGTTCTGCGCATGGGCACCGACGCGCTGTGCACCGCCGAGGAGCGCGCCGCGCTCGTCCGTGCCGCGTCCGTCCCGCAGGCCCTCGGCACTGACGGTGCCGGTGGTTACGCCGTCCCCTTCCAGCTCGACCCGACCGTCATCCTGACCTCGGCCGGTGTCGTCAACCCGATCCGGCAGCTCGCCCGAGTCGAGCAGATCGTCGGCAAGGAGTGGCAGGGCGTCACCTCCGCAGGTGCCAGCGTCTCGCGTGGCGCGGAAGGCGCGGAGGCCCCGGACAGCGGCTTCACGCTGGCTCAGCCCACCGTCCGCACCAACCGAGTTCAGGGTTTCGTCGCCTTCAACATCGAGATCGACCTGTCCTGGAACGCGCTCCGCTCGGAGATCACCCGTCTCCTGGTGGACGCCAAGGGTCGGGAAGAGGACTCGTTCATCACTGGTGACGGTTCGACGGGTCAGCAGCCGGGCGGCGTCCTGGGCTCCCTGACCGGCAGCGCCGTAACCGTGGCCACGACCGACGCGTTCGCCGTCGAGGACGTGTACGCGCTGGAAGAGGCGCTGGACCCCCGCTGGGAGCCGAACGCCTCTTGGCTGGCGCACAAGACGGTCTACAACAAGATCCGTCAGTTCTCCCCGAACGGCCAGGGTTCCAACTTCTGGGTCACCCTGGGCGACGGCCGCCCGCCGCGTCTGCTGGACTACCCGGACTACCGGTCGTCCGCCATGCCTTCGCTGTCCACCGGCCTGACCACCGGTCAGACGAACAAGTTCATGCTGTTCGGTGACTTCTCCCAGTTCCTCATCGTGGACCGCATCGGCATGACCGTCGAGCTGATCCCGAACCTGCTGGGCTCCAACGGCCGTCCCACCGGTCAGCGCGGCGTGTACGCGGTCTGGATGAACAACTCCAAGATCCTCGTCCCCGGCGCGTTCAAGGCCCTCGCCAACGGCTGATCCATCCCGTAGTTAGGGGCAGTTGGCCACGACTCCGGCCAACTGCCCCTCTCACGGAAAGGAGTTAGAGAATGGCAAGGACCGACGACACGATCCTGGTTGCCCACACCGCGTTCGCCATGAGCGACGGCAGGGTGGTGCACAGGGGTCAGACGGTTCGGGTCGGTCACCCGATCCTCAAGGGTAGGGAGTCGATGTTCTCCCCGCTGGTTGTTGACTTTGAGGTTGACGACCAGACTTCCAACGCGGGCCGCCATGCGGCCGGTGCACGCGCCAAGGCGAATCCTCCCAAGTCCGTTACGAACTAAGGGGGTTCATCGTGGTTGCGTTCGGAGACTCGTATGCAGTGCTTGACGAATTCAAGACGTACATGGGCCAAGAGGCCCGTACTGCGAACGACGAGAGCCTGCAAGACGCCCTTGATACCGCGACGGTAGAGGTCAACAAAATCTGCAACCGGAACTTCTGGACTAGCGACACTGCTAGTTCGCGCATTTACGTGCCCCAGTCGTACCTCCGGTGCAAGGTCGATGACTTCTACACAACCGAGGGTCTGGTCATAGAAACCGACCCCACCGGTACCGGCACCTTCCCCTACACGTGGACCACGACGGACTATGAACTGCGGCCCTTCAACGGGATCGTGGATCAGGAACCCGGCTGGCCGTACTGGAAGATCAAGGCTGTCGGAGGCTATTGGTTCCCCGAGTGCCTTGCTCCGCAGGTGCGTTCGGGCGTAGTGCGCGTAACTGCCAAGTGGGGATGGGCCGATGTCCCGAAACCCGTGAAGCGCGCAACTCTGATCATCGCAGCCGAGACGTGGAAGCTCAAGGATGCTCCGCTCGGCGTAGCCGGATTCAATCAGTTCGGCGTACTGCGCGTGAGGCAGAACACAGCCGCAATGTCCAAGCTCGCCAAGTACGTACGCGAGCCTGTGAAGTTGGGGTGATTCAGTGGCTAGTGTGACTCAGATCCGAGAGGCTTTCGCACGGATCGTCATGGCAGCCCTGGGCGACAGCTCGGACTTCTACGCGTACGCGCGCATGGTGGACATGCCCACCCTGCCGTGCGCGATCATCGAACCGGCTGACACTGACTTCGCCGAGGTGTTCCAAGCGGGCCAGGATTGTTGGTACTTCCTGGTGTACGTGATGGTTTCCCGGCAGGATGTCGAGGCAGCTCAGGGCGAGTTGGACGAGTACATAGCAGGCTGGGGCGACAAGAGTCTCCGTCGAATCATCTGCGACAACTACACGTTGGGACTGGAAGACACGCAGGCTTTCGTGACCGGCATGAAGGGTTACGGCGGTTCGTTCGAGGCGAAC